CTGTCGCCTTGAGCAGTGCATTCCGGGCCACCGTCAGCGCATCCAGCTTGTGCCGTTTGTCTTCAGGTGAATCACTGGACCGACGAACCTCCCGCATCTCAGCGTTGAAGTAGGGAGGGGGGAGAAACTGGACGGTCACAGAGTCCGGAAATCGGACCGGAGGCCACGCGGTTACAGGGAAGTCGGGCCACGGTTCAAAACTCTGATTTCCGGACAGTTTTGGGGTAAATGTAGGGAATATTCAGGTGATAAATAGGGGAAATTACCCGGCGCGGTACTGGAAATACCCCACTTTGAAGCCCGTTTAAATCATCCTCGAAGGCGATTTAATACGAGGGCTAAGTGATCAGCCGCCACATCGGCGACCAGTTGCTGATCGCTTTCAGGGAAGCCGACCAATCGGCGAACCGGCAAGCCGGGGTGATTCACCCGCTTGCGATAGATGCCACCAAACTTGAGCGCCTTACCTTTCTTTGCTGTGATGACGTGGGCGCGTGATCCGTCCTGATGGAAGATGGCCTTGAACCCATCGCCTTTATCGAAGCCGAGGCGCAGATTGTCGCCATGCACTTGATAGTGGAAATTGTCCAGCATCCGGCCAGTTTTATTCAGCGGACCGCCTTTACGTTTTCCCTCTGCCAAGGTTGATGCGGCCAACGGTGCCCATGGCTTTCCATCTGGATCAAGCCCTTGATCGTGGCGCTCCCGATTCACTCGTAATAGCGATTCGCCGAAGCTGCCGAGCATTTCCTGCGGTGTCGCGATCTCCTGCCGGACGGCTTCTAGGGCTGCCACTAGATGATCGGCTTGAAATTCAATCGTAAATTGCATATGATTAGCTCCAGTGTGGCGATAGAAGACAGGCCCCCTGAAAGGGCAGACCCAATCAAAACCACCGAACGCGGCTTTCAGGGCCGCGTTTTTTATTTCTTGAACAGCAATCGGCCGACACGCTGCTTATCAAAATACTTTAAGCGTGCCTTGGGGTTACTCGGTTCTGCAACGAAGGCTGTTGAACCTGTCCAGCCCTGACTGCCCCACTCAAAAACAGAAATCCCATATTCCCCCGTCCCATCAACCTCAAAGGCGCGCAAATAGCGGCGCTTCAGGCGCCAGCGCTTGGGTGAATTCGGGTTTGAATTGCTATGGGCGCGGTCTTCCTCCCATGCCCACCAGATTTCATCCGGCTCAATGATCGTCATGGCCATCAAATTGACGTAACGCAGGCGATCAATTTTTTCTGGCTTGCTTAGCCACTTGAATTCGCCAGCACCATCCTCAAACAAGGCTTTCGTGATGGCCAGCGTGCTACCTGTCGCGTCATGAAAAGCAGCCCCTTTTTCCAAACTGGCGCCGAAGACATCCAGGAAGTCCTGCACAGCCACCTGTGGTGCAGTCTTAGCAGGGAGAATGGTGCTTGCCGGAATCTTGCTAGGAACTGGCAATGCGGTGCTCGGCGCGTGCGTCGGCCAAGTCGCGTCACGCTCTTGCAATACGGCATCGTATCCGGTTAAAGGCTTGACTGTGTGCGGCTCAAGCCATGCCTTGCCGGGATTGTAGGCAAAGCCGGGATCAATCCCTTTAGGCACCATGACGGTGCGTGGATTGCTGCCATTCTTACCGATGATGCGCTCTTCCATTTCAATGGGTGGCGCTTCATCCGGCCCGGTCTTGCCGGCTTTCTTCCACTCTCGTTCCGCCTCGACCCGCGACAGCGAATATTTGCGGCATTTGCAGCCCCAGCCGTTTTGCGGCGTGTGGGTATCCCACCACGCATCGTCCAGCGGCAGGACCAAACCGTTCCATGCTTTGTGTTCAAGGCGCGGATGCTCAATAGTGGTGTGGCGATACATTGCATAAGGGCGCAGGTGCTTGACGGCTTGCATCTGCTGTTCGCGGCCGGCGTTGTAAGCCTGCGTCACATTGGTGTCGTAGATGATCTTGCTGCGCCAGCCGGGCGTGCCGTTATGTGCCCAGCCATGCTTGGCGACGATATCGCCGAACTCTTTTTTGAAGACATCGTAGCCACCAGCTTCTTTGGCTTTTGCGATCGCGTTGTACAGGTCTTCGACCAGGGCGTCATGGGCAGCGCCGGCCACCACGAAAGCGTGGCTGTGCTGTTCCTGCCAGATGTCCGTCCAGCCGGAACTGGGTAGCTTGATCTTGGCCTTGAAAAAATCGATGGCTTCGGTAAATGGGAGGTAGGTTGGCGCGGGCATTACGCTTCGTTTTCCCAACCTGCACGCGATCCACCATCGGTATCTTCATCATCTGGCGGTTCAGGAATTGTTGCGACCAGAGCATGAACGGCGTTGACGATATCGCTGATTTCAAACTCACGCCGATAGTCGCAAAGAGCCGCCCGAATGCTGTGAATGCCTTGTTCCCACCGGTCTTTTCTAACGATTACTCCATCTGACCGAAATTCGTAATCCTCGGGGTTGGCATCAACGAATTCAGGCCGGCGGAAATCGCGCTCGGTAACCTTCCGATGTGTCACGTCCGATCCCTCCAAATAACAAACCTGCAGCTCGTTAAAAGCTCTTCAGTTGGCCGTGTTTTCTTGACCCTTGAGCCGCAGGCGTTTTTTCCCACCTGCACGCATTCTTCCCAGTTACGTACCCCGGTTTGTCCGGTCGGTTTGGATTCGCAGAACTTGCTCGGCACCTCGGTGACTGGCTCTTTTTCATCACAGCCACAGCCGGCAAGCGCCACAAACAAGAGGAGTGCAGGAGTTCTCAAAGTCATTTCAACCTCGGCTCAAAAAACTTGCCATTCCGTCCGCACCGCCACGGTAAGAAGCCGTTCCGTTCAATGAAAGCATGTTCGTTACACTTGTATTTAAACCGGGGAGTGCCATTAACAGGATCGATCCCGGTTTGTGTTTTTCCGCGTACGCACAACGAAAAGTCCTTGTTGTAGTGTGCGCAGTGAATGCACAGACGTTGCTCATTTTTATAACTAATTCCCCACCTCCCACATCTGACCGGCCAGCAAGATTCGCTTCCACCTGATTGCGCATTTTTTCGCGCAGTTCGGTAATGAATGTTTTTGGCCGTCCCTCAACCTCTGATTTCATGTTGTCTAGGGCCATACCTACGATCTTGAATTCGGCAAGCCACCGACGATGCTCATGCCACTCCACATGCCACCGCTCAAGCTCTGCCATTTCATTTCCCGCAATCAACCATTTCAGCCACTCACGCATTTTTATCATCCCCTCTTCCTACATCCACACGCCCAGCCAGATTCGCCGCCGCCATCCCCTGTACCATGGCTTCAGCCCACTTCGGATCAGCCTTCAGCGTGGCAATCCCCTCTAGCGCCGCATCAAAGTCACCTGCCTCGGCGACGATGGCGCTGATTTGCTGGATCAGGGATTGCTCGAAAGGGGCGCACAAGGTGGCCAGCTGCGTACCGTAGGCGCTGGTGATGTCCGGATCGGCATTCGCCGTGCTGGCAAGCGCGACCAACCTAGTCAGCGCCGCATCGGCCGGGGAAATCGCGGGCGAAGGTTTGCCGGGCACGAGCAGCTTGGCGCCCTTGTCGGCACGCGGGATTTGCACGGCTTTGTGGGCCCACTCGACATCGATTTCCATACCCATGTCAGCGGCCTTGCTCAGCACGTCGACCAGCTTGGCCTGATCGGGCGTTTCTTCCGTCTGGTACTCATATTCCGGCACACGATCCGGCGGGAACATGGCGTTGATCAGGGCAATCGGGCGGACCACCTGGCTGTTCATGGTCGGCGTGATCTGGCTGACATCGTGTTCCATGATTTCGCGCCGCACCTTGTCGTGGATGTGGCCGAGGGCGTTGGTGCTCGTCTTGCCATCGGCCTGACTGGTCAGCGTGCCGCCCAGGATCGCCATGGATTGCTTGCGCTCCCAATAGGACGTCGCATTCAGGAAGTCATCGACTGTGCCGCTCTTCATTGCCTGGACGAAATCAATGCTCATATTGCTCGGTACTACACCCGCACCATCGTTGCCGATGTTGCGGACCGCCTTCAGCAGCTGGTCACGTTGCCCCTTGTCGATCCCGGCCGGATACTTGCCCAGACGCAACGGCAGGCCATACATTTCAAGAAAGCGCTGCATGTCGCGGATGTTGTAGGCCTTGTAAGCGTAGGTCCATGCCAAGACACGGAAGAGTGCCGCCTGTTCGATGTAACCTGACTTTGCCCGGTGCTCGTGAACAACCCAGCCCCACTCGCGTAACGCTTCCGGAACACCGTTTTTCACATACATTAATTGGCCGCTCGTGCGGTCGATCTGGAAAGCACGTTGTGGCACCCAGACATAGCTTTTCGGATACCAGGTACTGCCGGTTTGCCAGTCGATCTCATGCGCCGATATGCCTTTACCGATGGCGTCGCACAGGTCGTATTGCATGTCTTCAAAACGCGGAATCTTGCGCAGGATGTCTTCCAGTTCATCAGTGCGGTCAATTTCAGACTGATTGGCATCCTCCGGTGGTGTCAGTTGCCAGCCGAGGCCGGTGACCGCCCGGCGACGCTTTGCCAGCTCACTGAAAATGTGCGCATCCTGCTCTTCGACCAGTTCAAACAACGTGGCTTGGTCGGTGATAAAGCCCTGGTCAGCCGCTGCAAAGGCGCTAGCCAGCCGGGCCGGGTCCAGGGTGTTGACCGACATGTAATTCAGGGTATTTCCCTGCGTTGACCGGGGGCCGGCCTGCAATGCATCCAGCCCATTCCTTGCTACGGTCGACAGTGCGGCCTTGATCTGTTTAATCATCGTCATCATCCCAATCGTCGGAGTGGCCGTTGGCGTAGCCCAAACGGCCGGTACTGCGGCGGTCGCGACGTGATGACGCGGCCGAGGTGTAAATCCATTCGCCGGCAAACTGCGTTGCCAGTTTCCAAAGTTTTTCGAGGGCGTCTGGGCCGTCGTCGTGGTCAGCTTCTGGCCAGAACTTTGTTTGCGAGATCATCATGCTCTGCGATCGATGCAGCCTGATCTTTCCATTACCAAAGTGTGGCTGAAGGCTGATGATTCGTAGTTCTTTTTCAACGTCTTCATTCATCGGAATGCCAGGGAAAGCAATCCCGATCTCAGCAGACCGTTTGAGCAATTCCGTGTACATGAACTCTTGAAACTGGACTGTTTCGACGCCCCAGGCCAAACAACGGTACTCAGCTTCATATTCGACTGCGCGGCTAATGATCAGATCAGGAACACGCCAGGCAATGTCGGCCTCAACGACATCAAGCACCATCGTGTTGCGATTCAGGCCGCCGACAAGAATGGCCGAGGGGTCGCGTTTCCTATTCCTTCTTCCCAGCGACGGGTCAATGGAACCGAAGAACAGCCAGTCATTTCGCCGATCCACCCAGAACTGGATGTTCTTGAACGGCGCCGTGTCGTCATTGCCGGCCTCGTTTTGTTGTTCCTGGTTGAATGCGTCGTGGTCCGTCGCCCGCATGCACATCAGGCGATACAGCGGGCGCACATCCGGCCATGACACGACAGCGCCGGCATCCATGTCCGCTTTATTTGCCTGGTAGAAAGCCAGTGCCTCCGCCTCGGCGGATTCCTGTGCGCCTTCATCATCATTGGTCGCTGCCGAGGTGTAGATGCCTTCCCACTTGTCCCACAGGTCCATGCGATCCGGCCATTGCATGATCGACTTGAACACCTTGCGCCGCCAGCCCGGCTTACGCGATACGCGATTGATCGCGGCGTCGTAGTGCAGCGAGGTGCCCGGCCAGAAGATATCCATGCCGCCGGACGGGCCAGCCAGACCGACCACCGCTTTCAAGACAAAGGATTCGACCTTGTCGCGCTGATCCTTGTCACGCACGTTTTCATCGTTTTCCAGATCGTCCAGGAAGACGAGGTCCGGACGATGCGGGCCGTTCTTCATGCCGCGCATTTTCTTGCCGGTACCGCCCGTGCGAATCTTGATCCCGTTGGCCGTGACGACCGTGGTGGCCTGCCAGATGCGGCCTTGCCCGACGGCCTTGGGGAAGTCGGCAATCAGACGCGGGTTGCTGTCCAATTCGGCCTTGATCGCCTCCAGCATTTCCGCTGCCTGTTCCAGCGTGTTCATGGTGACGACGATCATCCACTTGCGCGCCTTCGCCGAGGCTTTGGGTAACAACTCGGCGAGATAGTTGGCACGGCAGATACACCACAAGCTACCCAGCTGCGTTTCGTAGGTCGACTTCGCTTCACCGCGTGGTGCCTCATGCACTTCACGGCCATCGGTCAGCCCATCGATGACCTCCGGAAAGCGTTTGAAAATGAACTGCTGGAACAGTGAGAAGTGAGGTGTTGGCACGTAGTGCGGGAAGTAGGTCTGACAGAAAAACTGATAGTCGACCACGGCTCGCTCGCGTCGGGCCTTGCTCGCCGCCGGATCAATCGGGAAGGCTTCGCATTCCAGTTCAATGGTCTGGCGCAGCTCCTCAGAAAGCGCCTCCATGCGGCGCTGGAAGTCACCCAGGTTCTTGACCTCGGTGAGGTCTTCGTAGTCGTCGGACCAGTCAAACTCAGCCATAACGCTTGCCCAAAATTGCCCCGACTTCTTCCAGGTGCGGTTGCAGCACACGCAGGGCTGACTGATCATGCTTCTTCAGGTACTCAGCCAGCGTTTTCAGCGTATCCAGCGACACCGACAGGCCGCTGAATTGCGGATTCAGGCGGCTGAAGGATTTGGCAAACTTGGAGTAAGCATCCGACAGCTGGGCAAGGATGGTGGCCTTGTCGTTGGCTGGGAGCGTTGATGTTTCCAGCTCGCGTGTCGTCGTAATGATCTGCCGGGCGATATCTTCCACCATCTGCTTATTGAGATCGTCGACACCCTGCTCGCTGATGCGATAAGCCGCCCGAGCCGTATCCCAGTCATCGCCCTTGGCCTGCGCCCGCGTTTTCCAGTCCCGCGCCGTGTCGTAACTGACACCGCAGGTGACGGCCGCGCCATTCAAGGGCATGCCCTCGATGTACAGCTGGCGTACCTTGTCGCGGGTTTCCTGAGAATGAGCCATGGCTAGATGCGCTTGATCAGTTCAACCGCTGCTGCGGCCAAAGCGCCACCCACGCCACCACCCAGGGCAGAAAGCTTGGCCGTCTTTTCGATCAGGCGCTTGTCTTCGGCTTCCAGATTGCTGACGCGGGTGCCGAGGCCATCGATGCGCTTGCCGACACTGGTTTCCAGATTTTCGATACGCTGGCCGAGGCTGTCTTCAATGCGGTCCATGCGCTCGGATTGGGCGTTTTCCATCCGGCGAATGTCAGACTTGATATCTTCAATGCGGGCCGTCAGGCCCTGGTGCATTGCATGCACGGCACCGGTTAGCTGGCCGATGCTGTGCATGATTTGAGCATTGTCAGTGCCCTGTTGTTTTTCGATGGTCATTCTTGGTCTCCCTGTTCGTAATCAATTAGTGCGCCGAGTCGATCCCGGCAGGTGTCGTATTGGCGGATGGCGTGGTCAATCCACTCGGCGACATCGGTATCGGTGGCAGCGGCTGCATCCTCTGCAGCAGGCCGGCTGGCGGTTTCGGGCAGGCTGACAGGCCAGATGCCGGTTGAACTGTTGAGCAGGCGGACAGTGCCAGCGTTAAGGCAAGGCCGGCCAGTCGTAAGGCGTTTGATTTCACGGGTGTGTTCCTCGGCTTGGGTTAAGCGCGCTGCTTCTGAAGTGGCTAAACGCCCTTCGAGCAAGTCAGCACGCTGTGCGGCTTGAACATAGCGGCGCAGGGCCGCATCGGTGTTTTTCTGCCCCAGAATGGCGACATCGCGCTGCAGACGGACTAGTTCGGCATGGCTGATTTGATAGCCGAACCAGCCACCGAGCAGGAGGCTGGCGGCAATCAAGAGGGGCTGCCCATAGAATTTGATGATGTCCCACAGGCCGATCATGCACAGACCCCTTGGCCCCAGCCGGCATAAGCCGGCTGAATCACCTTGATGATGCGGGTCGGATAGCCGCGATTCTCCGCGAAGGCCTCGTGGCTACGGCCGGCGTTGAATTGCTCAACTTGTCCCCACCAGCGGTTCCTGTGACCGCCGGAGACTTGTGTTTTTTCTTTATCGCGGATTAACCAGCCCAGCCCGCCGTTATAGGATGAAAGCACCATGGCCATGCGGTCACAGTCGGTGTCTGACTTGATACGATCCCACAGCCAGCGGTCGTAAGCGGTCAGCGCGCGTAGTGCCCATGTCGGGTTATCCGGCTGGCGCTGGGCGAGTTCCGGGTTGATGCCGCCGATCCAGTCCGCCGTGGCCGGCATGAACTGAGCTAGGCCCTGGGCACCGACGCGGGAAACCGCTTGAGCATTCCAGCCGGATTCTTGATGCACCTGGGCGGCAAAGGTGGCGATGGGCGCATCCATGCCCCAGCTCAGGCGAGCGCTGCGCGTCAGATCGGCGCGGTATTTGTGGGCAGTGGGTGGGATTTCGGCGGCATGTGCCTTGGGGGCCATAACCAGGGCGAACATCCCAAGCAGAATCGTCGCCAAAGCGACAAGGCAACCGCCGAGCAGAATTCGGAAGGGCGACACGTTAAGCCCCAAGCCCCATAGCCAGCATGGCGCAGCCGACGATGACGGCACGGCGCAGCATGGACAAGGCAAAGATTTGGGCTACAGAAGCATCAGCGTAGGCCCACGGATGGGCTTTATCCCGGCTATCAAACAAGCCATATTCATCGGCTTCCGGCTCAGGAACCTGTGCGTACCAGATGAACGAATCCGGCCGGGCATAGGGGAACAGTGAGCGGTCAAGCCAATAGCCAAGCACCCCTGCCGTACTGACCAGGGAGAGTTTGTAGAGGCTGACGCCCAGCTGCTGCGGGAACAGCAGCCAGATCAGGGAAAGCAGTAAAACCGTGGCAAGCAGCCACTCAAAAAGGCGGGGTAATTTCATAGCGTAAGCTCCGGTCGTTCATGGGATATGACGACCAAAGGTTACGCGGGCGCGGGAGGGGGGATTAGGCGGGAAACGTTTCCAGCGCAGAGGTTATGGGATTGCCGGGGTGTAATGCGTCGACCTTAATCGACAGGAGGCAGCATGAAAATCGAAATGCACCAGGAGGAACTTATCGCTTCCTGGACAAATAGAATGGCGGTGCTTGCTCGCGATTCAGTCGATGAGCCTAATCCAATTGGGCAAAAAGCACTGTTTTACGGTGCGATGTGCATTCAACGATGTATTGAAGACCTCAAGAAAGACCGGCCGAACTCAATGCCAGCCGCTTCAGCAATTCCTTCAGCACGTCAAAAGTCATTGCTCCTCCCTTTTCTTTCACGGTTGCGAATGCTTTTTGCCATAGGTCGGGTTTTGTTGCTGCCTCGATAAAGTCATGGCCTTCCCAAGTGAGCTTGCGGACGGCCACCCCATCAATTCCTTCTGGGCTACGTAAAACCCGGCCTTCAAGCAGGCCGGCGTCAATCAGTAGTTCAAGGTGCTCAAACAGCGTCGCTTCGTCGTACCCGGCTGGCGTGCTGAGATCAATATAAGACCGACCGGGAGGCCAAGACTCGACCTCCAGCAGGACGGTGCGGATCAGCTCAAAATTTCTTTTCACACGTTATTCCTCTAGTTTCCTTAAAATCTATTCACAGCCTCTCTTTGTATTGCTTCGTGCAATGAACGTTTTATCATTTGGCGGTGCCTATCTTTCATGGCAATGTTTTCTGGAACATGTTTTTCCAAATAATTTTCGAGCAAATTGTTAAATGCTGGAGAGTCGGTTTTGATAAGTTCAATAATTGACACATTTTTGTTTTCTTTTAGATACTCTTGAACAAACCAATCCTCATTCCTTCTGCTAGTCATCACATCGGCCAAACCTAGCCCAGAGGCAAGGTCTAATGGCCTTCTCGGTTCACGTAAATGAACGGCTCTGCTCAGACCCCGAACCTCATCTCTTAAGTCACCGATTACCTCTAACAAGTACTCTTCTTTTCCGACTTTCTTTTCATCAATATTCGCCACAACAAACTGACCAAAGTGCTTCAGGAAGGTTGTGTATCCTTCAGTTTTAGAAGCCTTGTAGGTAGCAATAACCTTCTCGCGCAATTTGATTTTGAATGCCTGTATCGTGTGGTAGTGAAGGTCCCTCGGATACTCAAGGTGCTCTATCGGCGATGTGTCAAAAGAGTAATTTGTTTTGTCGTCCTTAATGATGATCGTTGGCTTATCAAACGCCAGTCTCATCCCGAGCTCAAACATTACATTCGAATTTCTTGCGCTGACATCGCAAATGATCATTTCATTGTCGTGAATGTTCTGAACTATTCTTTTTTGAATGATGCCGATTTCGTTCGAATTGCTGACCAATTCGACAATGAAGTCTTCATCAGCAAGTGCCTCTTTAATAATCGTTCTGACTTCTTCCCAGTGGGATTCTGAGCAGCCATCAATTTGAGAGATGGGCATGATCAGCCCGCATTTAGGTGGGCTTTTCTGTTTTTCAGTCACGGGAACGCTCCCTTAACTGGCTGATGATGTCATCGCGCCACTGATTTTTATTTCTCACCACGACCCTGCCGCCCCGGCCAATTTTCTCGGCAAGCTCGCCAAGCAGCTGTGCATCTTTCGTTCGCCATCCATTGGCCATCGCCCACGGGGTGATTTCAGATGCCAACAGCGACTCGCCTTCTTTGTAGAGAAGCTTGAATATTTCTTTGGCTGACGACTCATCCGAATAGTGTGATAAACCCGTCGAAAGATTGACTCGGTTGGTCAGGCTTTTAAGGGCTTCTAAAACAAGTGGCGACATATCGTTATTCCTGTTTTATTTGGTTTCATTTTGATACATTGCTTGCAGGGACTTTGTTATTGCAGCCGCGCCTCAACGTAAAACAGCCCTTTCCTCTTATCCTGCCATTTAATTGAATACTGCAAGTCATCCTGGCCAGCCGTTGTAATCAAGGTCGCTTTGCAAGACCGCAGCTCAGATTCGTTGTTGTACCCAAGTTCTTCAATTTGTTTTAGAGAAACAAAGCGGGTATTAGTCGCCTTCACCAAAGGAAGGTCGTTCACGATTTGTTCAAGCAGAGACGCCGTTTCTTTTGCTTCACACGGCGGCAACCCCTTGCCTTGTGATCCGCTCACAGCGACGACGACGATCAAGGTAATCAGAAAAAAATACCCGACCCATGATCCAACTTGCAGCCATTTCGGATCATCTGGTCGAGAAACGCTGCCGCGCTTCCGCAGGTACAACGGGAATGCGACAACCCAAATCAAACCAGAAAATACAGACCAGCCAATGGGGCCAAAATCCAGAAATTTGCCGGAAGCCTGATGTTGTATTCCCAGTCGTTTTGCATCTAGATAAACCCATACTGCGAAACCGAGCGAAATTAGTAATTGGTACCAAGTGTCCATTTTTACCCTCATTTTTTTGCAGCATCCGCTGCGAGATGACAACAAGCTGAATAAAATATTTAGTGGTTCATTTCTGCATCCCTTGAACGGCTAGGAGCATCTGGCGCAATCCAATGACGGCATCGGTATGTGACATTCCGCCATGCCTTACCGTGGCATACATCGCCAATGTTTTTGTGCACTCATCAGGCGAAGAATAAGCAACGGGGATTTGTGGAATGAGTTCCAGAAGCTCTACTGTTGATGCAGATAGCTTTTCATCCCTCACGACTTTGGCTGTTTTGAAGGCCACGTTACCAATAAATTGTTCATCTGATTTACAGGCATTGCTAGCCACAGCCAATGCTTTTCTGATTCGATCAACTCGTGCGTCTGTTTCCGGAACAGGGGAGCCAGCATCAAGCATTGCGATTTTGGCTGGAAAGCTTAGTTCAGATTTGTTTTCTGCCCAGATGTCAGGATTGACAAGCGCAAGGTGATAAACCTGCTTGTCTTCAGTCATGATGCAGAAACGCGTTTGTTGTGCAGGCGTATCCTCGCAAGCGCTTTTTCCCAAATGCCCTTGTGCTTCAAGGACCATCTGCATCATTTCGACAGGGTCTTCACTTTCTGCATCCTTCCCCCGTGCCATGCGTAGGAGAATTCTTCCAGCCTTCGTGAGATCACCTGGGTTATTGAGTTTCTGGACATCAAGTTCGAGTAGCGCCCCTGTAAATTTATTGTTTAGGCCACTGATACGGAGTTGAGCGCCGGAAGAGGATAGTGGGCATTCAATAAGAATGTCCCGATTCCTTCCAATGTCCTTCGTTTCAATACAGTCGCGCGTCGCTAATGCGGGTGATATTTGTTTTGCCAAGGTGTTATAGCGATCATGAAATGATGGCTGCTGCACTAGCTTCTGCTCCTGTACAGACCCCTTTTCAGACTGACTGCAGCCCGCCATGACGAAAATAAATAGCAGTGCCCAGATAAGCCCTTTCATTTGCTCACCATCGCTGCTTTTCCCTTGTCAATCTCAGGCTCGCCCATGGGAAAACGGAAATGCACATGCAGGTTCTGGATGGTCACATTGCATATCGTTCCATCGCCAATGATGCCGACAGAGCCGATATTGCCCGGAGGGGAATTACGGATATCGCGTCCTGCAGATTGGCGGGTGACCGTTTTTGTGTTCTTACTTCCCGACATGAATTTCCTTAGTTCTTGATGTTTCGCCCGGCGGTTTGAGACGTGACGTTGACAGTCTTGGATTTCTGCGTTTGCCCCGGCAAAGGGTCGCCGCCACCCAACATGAAGGCCAGCATGCGGCGACGGGTGGCTACGTCCAAGGCACGGTAGCCGTCCAGCAACACCTGTTCATCTGGCGTTAGGGCCGTGGCCGCTCTTTCGCCTGTCAGGATGTATTCGATGTTCGCGCCGGCCAGAGCAAAACTAGCCAAGGCTTCTGAGGCAATAGCTGCTTTTCCGCGCTCGTACTTCCCCCACATCTCCCTGCTGACACCACACATAGAGCCTGCTGCATCTTGGCTCAATCCAAGTCGTTTTCGTTCCTCTTGAAGACGGGGAGCGTAAAGAGAACAAAAGTCCATAAATAAACCTTGACGATGAGAACTTTTGTTCTCATAATTTAGCCTATGGATTGCGCGAATAGCAATTCACTGTAGATAAAAACTTAGCTTAACAGGAAAGGAGCATATATGCACCCGGAAGATATCAAGGCCGCGTTGAGAAAGCGCGGCTCCAGTCAAGCCATCTTGGCGCGGGAGCTGGGGGTGGCTATCACGTCTGTTCACAACGTGATTCACGGCGCTTGCAAGTCAGAGCGCATCGCCAAGGCCATTTCAGAAGTCGTCGGCGTTGACCGTGCTCTTTTGTGGCCCAGTCGCTACGTCTCACGCGACCAACGTCTTCGCAACGCGGCATAGGGGAATCACATGTATTTACGTCAACAAAACGGTCTAGAGCTTCACCATCTGAACTTCGAATTTCTTGATGCCATGATGGTGGTCTTGCGTTTTCACGGTGCCGAAGCAGCTGTGTGCTTTGCGGTGGGGTGCTGATCATGGGGATCAAATATATCCACCCGGAAAATATCGGACTGGAATGGTCAGGCAAGGGACGCCAGCCGATTTGGGTAGCGAACTGGATCAACGATGGCGGCGCACTGGCCGATCTGGCGGTCGACGGTAAAACCCGGCCTGAAATCGATCTCGATATCGGCGGTGTCATTGATGCTGAAACGCTGCCAGTAACAGATCAACAGGAAGCCGGGCAGCAGCAGCTTGAGGTTTGCCTGCGTGAATTCGGATTTCAGGCACTGACGGCTGAAGAGTTTATTCAGGCAGGTGCTGACGAATTTAATAAGAGCGTTGTCCATGCGTGCCGTGCCGGTGCGGCTTTTTGGGCGGCCCAAGAGGCGTTAAAAAATAAGTCCGGAATCCGGACTTCCGGCATGGATGAGTTGATTGCCGAGGTTGGACTGCCGAAACAGCGCGTTTATGAGGCCATTTCCATGGCGAAGTTCTACGCCCGGTTGCCCGAAGTTATGCGTAGCAAGGCGCTATCGCTTGGCAAATCAAATGCCCTTCTACTTGCCTCGCTCCCTCAGGAAGTCATTGATCAGGCCGCCGCATCCGGCAATGACCTGATCGGCAAGGCCGACATGATGACGGTGGCCGAGCTGAAAGAAGAGCTGCGTCAGATGCAGCGACGCGAGAAAAACTACGAGGCCGAGCTGGAACGCTCTGCTAACCAGATCAAGCGTCTCTCTGAAGACAAGCAGCGCACCACGGATTTCCTGCTGCGCACGGAAGAATTACGCGAAGAGTGCATGGCCCTGCAACTGGGCGCCGAACTGCATTTAAACAGCCTTCGCAAGCTGTTTGAAGAGACGGATTTACAGGCAACCGAGGGCACGCTGCAGGCCGAGCATGTCTGGGTGGTTGCCAACACGCTGGCGGCCCGGGCGCTTGACCTGCTTGAGTACCTGCAAGCGCGCGTGCCAGAAGGCATGCCGGAACGCCCGATGACCCAGCACATGCTGACGCCCGCTGAAGCGGCTCGCTGGCTGCTCGACTACCCCTTGATCGAAAACCGCTTCGCCGCTGAGCAGTCGGTGCGCGAATCGCGCCGTGCCGATGTTCGCCCACGTGGCCCTGGCCGTCCGAAAGGTGCTTCGAACAAGGGTGGCGAGGCCTAAGCCATGCGCGGGGGAGCCATGATGAAACGCATTGAGCCGGCCAGCCCCGGTGGCGCACGGGCGGTCAAGCCGGTCGCTCAGGTGCTGGCGTTACGGCAGCGTGACCCTTGGCGCGAGGCCACCGAACGCGCCCGGCAGGTGGCGCTCAGTCGTGAGGGGGTGGTGGTTTATATCCGCTCGTTGATTGATAGCGGCGTCACGCAAAACAACGCGGTGGGGTTGCTGATTGAGCGTGGTTTGGCCGGCGCATTGCCCGTTCATGTTGCCACCATGCTGGCCGGTGCGGCTAAGGCTGGCCGCTCGGCTCCCTCTCGCTCGGCCATCTGCGAATGGTGCGCCCTGCACCGCGAAGGCGGCATCACTGCACTGCTGCCGGATCACAAGGGCCGCGTGGTGGAAGCCGCCGGTTGGTGGGGGCCGGCCCTTGAATACTTCAACGTGCCCTCAAAGCCCGATATGTCGGCGGTTTATCGCCGGCTGGTCGAAGTGGATCACTTTGCCGTCACGTATGACCAGGTGCGCGGCTACTTAACAGGAGTCCCTGCCATGCTTGGACGCAACAGCCCGGCGCGGATCGGCAAGAAGCTCTACAAGCTGACGGAAAAGGCCTTTATTCGGCGGTCGACCGCCAATGCCTTGCCCGGCGACGTGTATGTGGCCGACGGCTACCGGGTCGATAAATACCTCGCGCACCCGGTGACGGGCGATATCTGGCGCCCTGAATTGACGGTGGCGATGGATATGCGTAGCCGCATGCCGGTGCACTGGCGGGCGGATGAGCACGAAGGCACCTATGCCGTGCAGAACATGTGGGCTGAGTGTTTTGCTAAGTGGAACCACGTGCCGCCCTTCCTCTATGTGGATAACGGCTCGGGTTATAAAAACTTCCTGATGTCGGATGAGGCGGTCGGTTTTTATGCCCGCGCTGGCATTCAGCAAGTGATTCATGCCATCCCCGGTAACCCGCACGGCAAGGGCTGGATTGAGCGCTTCTTCCGCTCAATGCGCGATGACTTCCTCAAGCTCTGGCACCCCGAGTTGTACTGCGGTGATGACATGGCCCCAGAGGCGCTGAATCACACCGTGGCCGAGATCAAGGCCGGGCGCTTGAAATTGCCCTCGCTCGCAGAGTTTTCTGATGCGCTCAATGCCTGGATAGCGCGCTACATCAGCCGTCCGCATCCGGAAGATGCCAGCGTGACGCGGGCTGAACTGTGGGCGCAACTGGTGCCGATCCCGCCTTGCGGCAGCGTCACCGAACTGAAGCGTCAGGCCGTCACGCTCACCGTGCGCCGCGCCAGCATCAAGCATGGCAAGCGCGAGTACAGCCACCCCGATCTGCATGCCTTCAACGGTGAAAAGCTGGTCATGGAATACGACCTGATGGACGACCGTATTGCCGTGATGCGCACCCATAACGGGCGCTGGATTTGCGACGCCAACCTGATCGTGGCGATGGATGCCATCGCACCGAACCGCCTGGAAGAAAAGCGCCAGCACCGGGTCGACGACGCGATGAAGCGCCTGCAAAAGAAGATGGACGAACAACAAGCCCGCTCTGGCCGGGTCATCGACGCCGATGCCGTGGCCGATGGGGCGGCGCTGGAAGGCACGGCCACCCGTTTGCTTGGCGATGCCGGCGACGATGAAATCAATCTTTTCGATATTTAAGGGGAAACCATGTCTGAAACCATCCAGTGGCCCAGCCACTACACCCAAGCCGACGTGGCGCTGATCGCCATCGTCAAGGACTGGATTGCGGCTCGTGAATATACGCAGGCCGCGCTGGCCCGGCTGGCGCGTATCTCCGGCAGCAGTCTGAACCAGATCATCAAGGGCGTGTATGCGACCAGCCCGACAAAGTTGTTGACCTCGGTCGAGTCGGCTATGCGCCATGCCGATGAAACCAGCGGCCATACCGTGGCGGCGGTGGAAACCAGTGTCTTTCGCCTGGTCAATATTGCGTGCGACATGGCGCGGCGCTATCGCAATTTTGCGGTGGCCACCGGCTTTGTCGGCACCGGCAAGACCTTTGCGCTGAAGCACTACGCCAGCACGCACCCCAACACCTATTTCATCGAAGCGGCACCGACCATGACGCAGGCCAGCCTGACCAAGCAGCTTTATCGCGTCGTGGTCGGCCCCGGCAAAGGCAGCATCGCAGATAAATACGACGAACTGGTCGCCAGCCTGAAAAGCACTGACGCTTTGATCATCGTGGATGAGGCCGAGACACTGACCCCCGGTCAGTTGCATACGATCCGCCGCGTACGCGACATGGCGGGCATCGGCATCGTGCTGGCAGGAACGGAACACCTCTCCGGTTTGATCAAGCCGCTGCACGGCCAGTTTGACCAGATTCGCTCCCGCGTCGGCTTCTGGCCGGAGACGATCCGCGCTATCAGCCAGGACGATGCCGCCGCCCTGGTGCAATCCGCCTTTGGCGCTGAAGAAGTCGCCGATGAAGTGATTGCCCGCCTGTACGCCTACTGCAAGGGCAGCGCCCGGATGCTGGTGGAGGGGTTAGTCGCCGGCATCAAGGAATTCCGCCGGGGCCGTGCCCTGGATATCAAGCTGGTCGACGCCGTCGCCAAGCAAGCCCTTTGTCTTCAATCACTCGCTTGAGGTGTGCCATGGAAAACGTTATTCAAATATCCGCTGCGCCGCAGGTATTTAACCCGGTGTTCGTCATGCGCCTGGCCGAGGCCAACAAGGCCGTGCGCCAGTTGCGCGATTACGGTTGCAGCATCTTGAGTCAGGTCATCGGCGACCGCGAAAAGCCGACGGAAATTGTGGTTGACCGCAACCCGCACAAAACGCTGATCGGTTGCCCGAGCGTGCATGTGACCTGCGTCCGGAGGTGGCAATGAAACCGAATCAAGCCGGTCGCTGGACAGAACCCGAAGATACCGAACTTAAAAGCCTGCTGGCCTCGGGATTGGCGCGCTCCGTGATCGCCCAGCGCCTTGGTCGTCCGGAAAGCTCTATCCATACCCGCGTCGCTCACTTTGCGCTGAAGCCCGCTACTAAGCGCCGCCAGTGCATGTGCTGCGGCAATCAATTCAGCTCCGAGGGGCCGCACAACCGGCTGTGTGCTGCATGCCGGAAAAAACAAACATCCCCGTATCAACCTTAACCATTGGAGTAAAAAACATGTCAAAAACCGTAATCCCTGAAGGCTACCGCGCCGACGCTAATGGCCGTCTTGTGCCGGAGGCCATGATCAAGCCGATCGACCGCACCCGTGATGAACTGGTGCAGGAGCTGGTGCGCCAGGCACTCGTGATGCACGATGCCCTGGTGGCTTTCAAAGGCCGCGTCTTTAACGACCTCAATGCCTTTGTTGATTTGTCTGCCGAACAGTACGACGTGAAGTTCGGTGGGAAAAAAGGCAACCTGACGCTCTATACCTTCGATGGACGTTACAAGGTGCAGGTCGCTATCGCTGAGCACATGGTGTTCGATGAACGCCTGCAGGCCGCCAAGCACCTGATCGATGAGTGCATCACCGATTGGGCGCAGAGCAGCCGCGATGAAATCAAGGTGCTGGTGCAGTCGGCTTTTGATACTGACAAGGAAGGCAAGATCAACACCGGCCGCGTGCTCGGCCTGCGCCGTTTAGATATCAAGGATAAAAAGTGGCAACAGGCCATGACTGCCATCGGTGAAAGCCTGCAGGTGGTCGGCAGCAAGGAGTACGTGCGGTTTTATGAGCGGGTGGGCAACACCGAGAAGTACCAGCCAATCAGCCTTGATGTGGCGGCGGTGTAATCATGGATAACAACGTAAAAACTGGAATGACCGTAGTCCTTGAAGATCACGGGCAAGACTTTCTTGAGTTTGATCTCGATGAACGCGGCGAAATTATCGAGACTCGGCCATATCAAGGCAGGGTTTTGAATGGCCGCAAGGTGCTAAACAAAAATCTAGGCGTCGGCGATAGATTATTGCTCGCTGCTGATGCTTTCGCCGGCAAGTCATTAACAATCAAATACCCGGTGGAATCGATAAAGTCACTGACGAAAGATACCGCTGTGCCAGCCATCGTCTTCTACCCCGCCGGCAGTCTTGGCGAGCCGCTGGAGAGCTGATCATGGACGATATCGACATGCTGAACAAACAGGCGCAGTACCTTGAACGCGAGAACAGGAAGTTGCGCCGTACCCTTCGCGATGAATTCGCCCAAGCGGCCTTGACTGGATACCTTGCCTCATTTGAACCCACTGGGGAACCGACTGAGTTTTCACAAAGCATTGCTCGCGATTGCTATGTGATGGCTGATGCCATGCTGGAGGCTCGCAAATCATGAGCGACTTGCAAAAACATCACCTGCAGCTGGTGGGCATTGCCAAGTCTTGGGCGATGAAGCATCTGGCCGGCTGGTCGGACGATTGCCACCGCGATCTGCTGACACTCTCCGGTGGCAAGGCGGTCGACGGCAAGGTATCGGCCAGCACGCTGAACGTGCCGCAACTCAATGCAGTGCTGGAGAGCTATGAGCGCCGGGGCTGGCCGCGTCAAAAAAAGGTATTCGGCCAAGGCACGGCGGCCAAGACGGTGCCGCCGCGTATTGCGCACCTGGTGCGCTTGTGGGGCAGGCTGGGGGTAGCTGGCAAGGTCGAGAAAGCGACCCGGCCGGCACTGCTCGCCTGGTGCGGCCGTCAGGTCGGGCATGAGGTAGGCGATCTCGATAGCCTGACTATCCCCGAGTGCCAGAAGCTGACCGAAGCGCTTAAAGGCTGGCTGGGGCGCTGACATGGCCTACCGCCTGATGCCTACTGCACCGGATTATCAACCGTCCCAGCCGCTCCAGTGGCCGGCGGTGGATGATGATCTGCTGCGCACCTTGCCCCCTGTCTTGCGCGGGGTGGTGATGGCGCTGGGCTTTGTCCGTGCCCGTGGCTTCCTGGTGTTGCATGGCGGGGTCAATGTCAGTATTCCACGGTACAAAACGGCCGCGCTGGGGCTGGAAGATGATGAACTGGCCCGCCTGCGGGAAGCACTGGTCCTGCACATGGATGCCGCCGGCCGGGTCTGGATGCCTAAAGCCGACAAGCTGTTCAACCGTGCCCGTGATACGCAGATCAGAAAAGACCGGAAAAACACCAGTATTTCGGCGCTGGCCCGAGCGCATGATCTGTCCAGCCGGCACATCCTGAACATCTGCCGGGAAGACGACGATAGGCAATTTGACCTGTTTTAAGCGGTGGCCGGAAAACGCTGATCGGTCACCGCTTAAAACAGGTCAAATACCCATTTGAAGACCATTTAAAAAACGCTTTCGCGGCCTTGGGTATAGACAGGCCCCACTCTGCAGCGAAAACGCAGCACAGCGCGATTCTGAAGGTCGTCCCCGAATCGCCCGGCAGGAAACATTTCCAGCCTTAACCGCCGTCAGCTGAACGGCGAAGATTGCTCCATCAACAGGAGCAAGCCGTGCCGAACCCCACTCATTTCAAATCGACCATCGCCGCGCTGGTTTTTTCGCTGGCAGACACCGGGAGCTACCCGGCAGGCTGCAATGCGCACATCACGCCGGATGGTGCTTTTCGTTCGGACGATGGCCGGCCGCGCTGTATGGATTGCGTTGAAGTCGATGACTGGCAGATGAATGCCGAAATCGCCGCCGGCTTGATTGCCGATATGGAAAAAAGCGGCAAGCCGATCCTGTACGACTACGAGCACAACTCCCTGTATGGCGACAGCCGGGCTGCCGGCTGGATCGTCAAGCTGGTGTATGTCGCGGGCCGGGGGCTTTTTGGACAGGTGGAATGGACGCCGGATGCGGCGGAAGAAATCGCCAAGAAGGTGTATCGCTACAGCTCCCCACTTTTCTGCTTCAACGGCCAGACCGGTGCGGTCACCAAGCTGCTGTCCGTGGCCCTGACCAACAACCCGGCGCTGGGCGATCTGGGCGCGGTTGATCTGGCCCGCCGTGCCACCCTGGCGAATCAATTTTTAACGACTGCCGGGGGTCTTCCCGGAAACAACCAATCAGGAGAGTCTATGACCCCCGAACAGTTGGCCGCGCTCACTGCCGAGCGTGATGGCCTCAAAACCAATGTGGCGGCCTTGACCGCTGAACGCGATGGCTTGAAGACGCAGGTGGTTGCATTGACCAGCGAACGCGATGCCCTGAAAACCAAAGTCGATGCGGCTGAGGCGGAAAAGGCAAAGGTCGCTCTGGCGGCCGAGCAGGCCAAGCACACCGATCTGCTGACGGCCGCGCTGACCGATGGTCGTTTGACCCCAGCTCAAAAGGCTTGGGCAGAAAAGCAATCGCTGGTGGCGCTCACTGAGTACCTGGACGCCAGCAAGTCGCTGCCGATCACCCAGATGCAGGCTGATCTCAGCCACGGCAACGGTGGCCACGGGCTCACCCAGGACGAGCTGGCGATGTGCTCAAAGATGGGCGTCACCCCGGAAGATTTTGCCAAGGCCAAGAAGGCTTAGGCCTAAGCACTGGCTGTCATTAACTCAATCAGGAGAAATAAATGCCAACATCTGTTTTGACGCAAGCGCAAATCGATGCGCTAAAAACCACGCTGGTCGCCCGCTGGAATGCGGGTCTGGTGCTGTCGCCCGACGACTGGAAAAAGATCGCCAAACTGGTCAAGAGCAGCGGTAAATCGAATACCTATGAATGGCTGAGCCAGTTCCCGGCTTTCCGCGAATGGGTGGGTTCACGTTTGCACAAGCAATTTAAAGAAACCGCTTACACGGTGGTTAATCGCAAGTTTGAATCGACGGTTGATGTGCAGCGCACAGATATCGAAGATGACAATATTGGTCAGTACGGCACGCTGGCTGAAGGGGCCGGCCAGTCGGCCACTGATCTGAAAAATGATCTGGTATTCCAGGCCGTTGCGGCCGGCTTCACCTCGATCTGCTACGACGGGCAGTATTTCTTTGATACCGACCACCCGATTGCGGCTAATGAGGATGGTAGCGGCGCGATTGCGCCGGTCAGCAATATGCAGGCTGGTGCTGGTGCACCCTGGGTACTGCTCTGCACCAAGCGCGCTGCCGCGCCGATTTATTTGCAAGAGCGCCTGGCTGCACAGTTTGATTCGATTACCTCGGTGAACAACACCAATGTGTTCGATCTGGATGTCTTCAGCTTTGGCGGGCGTTGGCGCGGTGAAGCGGCTTATGGCTTCTGGCAATGTGCTTTTGGTTCCAAGGCTGATCTGACTGCTGCCAATTTCAACGCCGCTTTCACAGCGATGATGAAGCGGACGGGCGATGGCGGTCGCAAGCTCGGCATTGTTCCGGACACGTTACTCACCGGTCCGGACAACATGGCCGTTGCTGAAGCTCTGCTGAAAGCCAAAACCCTCGCCAATGGCGCCGACAACACCAACTACGAGAAGGTTGGTTTGATCGTCACGCCCTGGATGTAACCCATACACCCCCCCAGCGACCCTGAGAAACCCCGGCCCGCATTTGCGGGTCGGGTCTGGAGATAGAACATGAGCAAGACCCTGTTTATCCGTATTCAGCCCAGCCAGAAGAGCGTTGAACGCTTCTTTCGCTGTGGCATTGAATTTACCAAGGCCTGGTTGTCAGTGACTGATGTCGACACTGCAACGGCTCAGCGCCTGGAAGAAGAGCAAATGCTGGAGGTGTCGGAAACGCGACCGGCGGAACTGGATGATGAGGCGCAGGCAGGTGATAGCGCACTGGCCCTTGTTCCAACCGCTGTCGTGGATTCCGGCGCCCCGGCAAATGCACCGACCGTTAATGAAAAACCAACTGATCCGGCAGCGACATTACTTGCCGTTACGGCTGCGATCTCGCAACTCGACAAGAGCGATCCGGGCCTTTTTACAGCAAGCAACAAGCCGAAGACGGAAGCTATTGCAGCCATTACCGGTTGGCCGGTGACGGCAGCTGAGCGTGATGCTGCTCTGGTGGCGGAAGGCGCCTGATCATGGGATTCGCTACCCGCACTGATCTGCTCGCCCGGTCTAACGCTCGCCGCCTTGCTCAGTTGTCGGTCCCGACCGATATGGACATGGTGCCGGACGAGGCTTTGCGCGTGGCCATCGCGGGTGGCGATGTGTCTGGCTATAGCACCGCTGAGCAGCTGGCGCTGGCCGAGTCGCTGGCGACGATTGATAAAGCGCTGGGCGATGCCGATGCCCTGATTTTGAGCTATGGCATCCCGTCGACCGTACAAACCACCTTACTGGCTCGCCTGGCCTCGGTGATTGCCTTGTATTACCTGCAAGGGGCTGAACGGCTGGACAAGCAGGATGCCATTGCTTACGACGGGGCAATCAATACGCTCAAGTCGCATGCACGAGGCGATATGAACCTGATCCCGGCCGCCCCGACAGACCCGGTGCCATCGTCCGATCTGGCCTTCATTGAAAGCAAGCCGGGGCGTTATGGCCGCTATTCATGGCCTGATGAGGTGGGCTTGTGATCTCGCTGACCCCGCTCATTAAGCACCTGGAAGCGAAGCCGGCCGGTTTTGATGGCCTGTGGTTTCGCAAGGTGGGCGGTGCCGCCGAATTTGCCAGCATCCGCATTGAAAACCTGCCGTTGCCGGCTGCATGGATTGTGCGTGCGGCTGACCGGGTGACGCATGCCGGCGAACGGGCTGAGGATGTAACGCTGGCGTTTGATGTAGTGATCGCCATTGAGAACGTCCGCAGCCACGCCCAGGGCGATACCGATGATGCTTTGCTGAAATACCGTCAAGCCGTGAAATCCCTACTGCTCGGCTGGCAGATTGAACCCGGCGTGCATCCGATCAAGTTTGCTGGTGGCCAGGTGCTTGAGTACACCGCTGGCGACCTTTACTGGCGCGACCGTTACCAGTTCGACGCCCTGATTACCAATTATTTACCTGACCCACCCGCTTACAGCGGCCTCAAATTTACTGGAGAGCAACTATGATTTCTTTTAACCAGGTGCCTGTGGCACTACGTTACCCCGGTGCCTTCATCGAGGTCGACGGTTCGCAAGCCGGCCTCGGTGGCGATATTCCTGCCGTGCTGCTAGTCGGTCAAAAACTGCCCAGCGGCATGGCCCCGGCTGGTGAGATTACCCAGCTGTCTGGCGTGCAGGATGCGATCAATAAGGCAGGACCCGGCTCGATGTTGGCGCAAATGGCCGCTCGTTATCGAGCGATTGATCCGACGCTTGATCTCTATATGCTGCCCTATGCCGACAATGCGGC